GAAGTAAAAATAAACTAAATTTAAAAGAAAAACATATGGACGATTTATTACAACCAAAGATTGATTTAAAGAAACAACCTACATTAGTGTGTGAGGAGTGTGATAGTATCTACTTCAAAGAAGTTACGATGATAAAAAAAGTTAACAAATTGTTAACAGGTAGTTCGGAAGACACAATTGTGCCGTTCCCAACTTATAGATGTGACGATTGTGGTCACGTAAATGAGGAGTTTAAATTATTTGATAAATAATGAGACTGGTTAAACGAGGATTTGCGTCACAACCATTAGGGTCTATGACTTTATGGTTAATACCAACATTATCATATGTTATACAAAAGGCTGCTGGAGTAACATTTCATAGAGAGTGGATATGGTGGGTCGGAATACCTACTTTGATTTTGGGTTGGGTATTATTAAATTGGAAAATTAAAAAATAAAATGATAAAGAAATTAGTTCACTTTAGTGACTTACATATAAGATTATTCAAAGACCACGACTTATATCGAGGAATCTTGAATGATATGTTGGAACAATTCAAAGAGATTGCTCCGGATAGGATTGTATTCACCGGAGACCTAGTTCATTCTAAAAACCAAATGACTCCCGAACTTATTGAGTTCGTGGCTTGGATTCTTACGGAGTGTTCTCAAATTGCCAAAACAATAGTTATAATTGGAAACCACGACTTTTTGGAATCGAACTCATCAAGATTAGACGCTCTTACACCGGTTATTGACTCATTAAAGAATGACAACATCGTTTATTTGAAGAACAGAGGTGAATACGAGGACGATAATGTTGATTGGGTGGTGTATTCATTGCTTGACCATAACATTCCACCTGAGATTGAAAAAACGGGTAGATTGAAGATTGGATTGTTTCACGGACCAGTTCAGGGATTAACTACTGATATCGGATATAAGTTTGAAACCGGGTTTGAAACAGATAAGTTTAATGGATGTGACTTGGTTTTATGTGGTGATATTCACAAAAGACAAATCTTCAACATACCTGGTGGAAAGAAAGCGTATATGGTTGGTTCAACAATTCAACAGAACTATGGTGAGACAATAACCAAGCATGGATTCGGAATCTATAATCTTGAATCAGATGAATATTCATTTGTTGATTTGGATAATCCAAAACCTTTCTTATCATTTAAGATGAAATCATTTGATGATATTATAAACGGAACTGAAAAATTGGTTAATAGTGGTAAATAAAAAAATATGAATAATTTAAATGATATTGCCATTAAATATGGTACAGATAAAAGTTCTGAAATACACGATTATTGTGTAAAATATGAAAAATATTTTAATTTTAATCGAAATGATAAATTAAAAATACTTGAAATAGGTGTTTTGTATGACGCTTCCTTAAAAACTTGGAGCGAATTTTATCCAAACTCTTTAATTGTTGGGATAGATATTGATGAAAACTGTAAAATTTATGAGTCCGAAAATATTAAAATTGAAATTGGTTCACAAGAGGATGAGAAATTTTTAAATAATGTTATTGAAAAATATGGTGAATTTGATTTAATAATTGATGATGGTTCTCACTATCAATCACATATGATTAAATCATTTGAAATTTTATTTCCGTGTGTTAAAAAAAATGGTTTGTATGTTGTTGAAGACACTTGTTGTTCTTATTGGGATGAATATGAGGGGGGATTTAGGAAATCAGGTACTGCTATAGAATACTTTAAAGATATTATTGATGATGTTAACTTTAATGGGGAATTACTTGAAAGTCATTATAGTTATGCTAGAAAAGATGACTTATTAATTGAACAAGTTAAATTAAAAAATTATAAAATAAGAACTGATATTGAATCAATAAATTTTATGAATTCAATTATTATCATAACTAAACGATAAAATGGGAAATCTTAGAGACAAATTCTCCGATGAGGAGTGGGAAGAATTACTTAAAAAAATAGAACAAGAAGACAAACAACGTGCATCAAATCAAGTTAACAAGTAGTCAATTAAGTAGTGTCAATGAATATTGTAAATTAAACAATATTGAGGACGTGGATAAGTTCATAACCAAATGTTATACTGAAGGATTTAACATAAAGAAATATGGTCTACTTGGTGATGATTCGGGAAAAACAGGTATTGTTGGTGAAAAACAGGTAGAAATTGAGGTAATCCGTGAAATACGGGTAGAAGTACCTGTTGAAGTTATTAAAGAGATTGAGGTGATTAAAGAAGTTATTAAGGAAATTCAGATTGAAACTATCAAAGAAGTAGAGGTTATTAAATATGTTGATAGAGAAGTCATAAAAGAAGTGAGAGTAGATGTTCCTGTCCCAAATATAGATAAAATTGGGGACAAACCTGAACCGATAATTATTGAAAAAATAGTTGAGGTCATTAAAGAAGTTGAAAAGATAGTTGAAGTAGAAAAATCAAATGATAAGACATTACTTCTCCAAGAAACTTTACAGAAACTTAGAAAAGAACTATCTTTAAAGAACACAAGGATTGAAGACCTTGAAAAAATAAATAAACAATTGGAATCCATTAAAGTTAGTCAAGGTGCTGTCTTTATGAAAGGTTCTAACTTAAATGAGATGATGTAATATGATTAACATTTTAACTTGGTTCATCTTAAGCTACGGGCTTATGAACATTATGGTCTACGGGTCAATCTTTCAGGGATTTAGAGACTTCTTCCAAAAATGGGGAAACAATAAATTATTACCATTTAATGGTATTGCTAACTTTATATCGGGTATAATAACTTGTCCGATGTGTTTTAGTTTTCACGGAGGTTGGTTTTTATCATTAACTGTGTTCTCACCAACATTTGTATTGTTTGAAACACCATTATGGATTAGTTGGTTCTTTGATGGAATTCTATCATCCGGAGCGGTATGGGCAATCAATGCGATAATTGAATGGTTTGAAGAAAATAGACCATCAAAAAATTAAGTTATGGAAACTAAGTTAGGTGATTTTGTAATTAAGTTTTTACAAAATAAAACAGAAACAAGAAAGATTATCAAGTGTGACGACTTTTTTCAGTTAATAAATGATATGGGTATTACTGATGATAGCGATGAAATTATAAGTATTATTAATTATTTAGAAGAAAACAATACAGATATTAACTTTCATGGGGCAAAAACTCAAAATTTTTACAATAGATTTAGAAATATTGAAAAAAAAGTTCAGATGTCTAAAATGTTAATGGGTTCTAAAACGGAAGTTCAAAAAATGATTGAAAAGGTTGAGAGTGTTAAAGTTCAAGAAAGACCAGATTGGTTGGATTATTATCGTAATGATGATGAAGGTGATGAGAGTCCTAATCATATGGGATTATCTGATAGAGATAAGAACTTAGGTCAAGACATTATTGATAGACTGACTAGTGAGGTTAAGGAACGAATTGATAATGAGCCGGGAATAACGTTAGAAGAAATACGAGAACAAATGAATGACGAAATAAATAACAATTAAATAAAAACAATTATGCCAAAGTCAAAATTACGTGGTGGAGCAAAGGCTCACAAAACAAGAGTTGTAACAAGAAACAACGCTCTTAAAGGATTAAGAAAGAAAGCTCAAGCGGAGTACACAGAAATGTTTGAAAAACAAATGGAGACATTGAAAGCTCAATATCAAAATGAGAATGGTGAAACAATGGATTTGAACACTGAAGTTATTGGTGAAACAAATGAAATTAATGTGACCGAAGCTGAGGTTGTAACTCCTGAGGTGGAAGTTGAGAACTAAGATAATATCAGCGTTTCCTGGTGTCGGTAAAACGACTTACCATAAAAACAATACTGGAACTACATTAGATTCAGATTCGAGTAATTTCAGTTGGGTTGTTAATAAAGATGGTGAAAAGGTTAGAAACCCCGAGTTTCCACAGAACTACATTACCCATATTAAAAATTGTATAGGTAAATACAAATACATATTTGTTTCATCACATAAAGAAGTTAGAGATGCTTTGTTAGACAATTGTCTTTTCTTTTACTTGGTTTATCCGGATGATAAACGAAAAGAGGAATTCATCCAACGATACCGAGATAGAGGTAACGACGAGAACTTCATTAAGTTAGTTGATTCTAAATGGGATGAATGGATGTCGGAATACTATTGGATGGATAGAGGTTGTGAGAAACTAACCGCATATGATGGTTGGAACTTAGATACTGTATTGGAGGCTCAAGACAGAAGAGACGGTGGAGATGTCATTCAAGAAGAAGTAGAAGAACTGAATTAAAACAAATGGATTTATTCAATCCCCCACCACAATTTAATTACACAATAATGATAAAAGATTTAGATATCACAAGTTTTGATAATCCTTACCTACAGATTGTATGGGAGGATTATGCCGAAAACTTTACACAAGAAAAAATAAAGAGTGTTCGTCATTACTTTCAAAAGAAGTACAACACAACCAATGTTAATGTTATTACAAAGACAAAGGTTGGTGACGACACCACACATACCGTAGACATATCCTTTAACATCTTGGATGAGAACTATCAATTAGAATTGGTTCGTTCATTCTTGGAGTCAAAAGGAAATATGGAACACTACGATGATATCTACCAACTTAATAGTATTGTGGATAATAAATTGTTACAGGACCAAACCGACGCCACTCCGTTTAAGAGATGGTACATTAAGAACATTGAGTTCTCAAATTTTTTATCCTATGGTGAGAATCAGAAGATAGATTTTGAGAAGTGTGATGGGATTACGGTTGTGGAATCAAACCCGCCTAACTTTGGGGGTAAGACAGTTCTAACAGTAGATTTACTTATGTTCTTATTCTTTAATGAGACAACCAAGACATCAAAGGCGGAAGAGATATTCAACAGGTTTACAGATAGAAACAAAGTTGCCGTAAAAGGTGAGATTACAATCGATGGTGAGGAGTATATCATATTGAGAAATATTGAAAGAAAGTTATCAAAGAAAAACGAATGGACGGTTAAGACCGAGTTGGACTTTTATAAAAGATTGTCTGATGGTAGTTTACAAAACTTCACCGGAGAACAACGAAGAGAGACCGAGGCGTTTATTAAAACGTCAATCGGGACCAAAGAGGACTTCTTAATGACCATCCTAACAACTGCCACCAACTTGGAAGAACTAATTGACGCTAAACCTACGGCGAGGGGTCAAGTTCTTTCAAGGTTTATGGGGTTAGACTTTCTTAAACGTAAAGAGGAAGCTGCCAAAGAAATTTATAGTGACTTCTCCAAAGGAATGTTATCTAACATCTATAACTCTGAAGAACTTAAAACGGATAACCAAACTAGTCAGGAAACGATTGATACCCTAACGGAAAGTAATCTTACGTTGGGTACTCAGTTGGAAGATGCTAAATCAAGAATCCTTAAGGGACAAGAGTATCGTGATGGGTTGTTAAACTCTAAACACAATATTGATAGAGATTTGACACTAGTGTCTCCGGATAAAGTCCAAGAGGAGATTAATGGGTTGGACCTACAGAAGACCAAAGCCATTTCAGATAGAGATGGTGTTAAGGTTGTTGAACCATCTGAATTTTACCACGAGGATAAACACGATGAGGTGAAACAGGAGATTAAGGATTTGATTACCAAACAAGCGGAGAACAACGCCAAGATTAAAAGTATCGAAGAACTTAAGAGTTCGGTTGATGGTGGAATCAAATGTGAACACTGTGGTATTGAACTGATGAATGCTGCAATTACCAACGCAAAAATTGGGGAGCTTGCCGGTTTTATCACGCACAAAGGGGAATTAGAGGGGTTAATGCAGGATTTAACCAGCAAAGAGTTAGGTTTTGTTAATCTTAAAAAAGAGTTTGATGAGTATGAGAAAAACAAACTTATCAAAGAGAAATATGAATTAAGTGTTGAACGTTTCCAATTGATGATTGACGCGTTAAAAACCAAATTAGAAAGATACTCTGAGGTTCAGGATAAGATTATTGAAAACAATAAGACAGATGGATTGTTAATTAAAGCGGGAATTAGAATTGATGAACTTGAGGGTGAGAAGAAAACTATTGAAACTAGTATCTCAAACAATAAGTTTACAATGACAAATCTAACTACCAAGATAACTTCTAACTTGGAAACAATTAGAAAGATTGCGGAAGAGGCTGAAAGAGAAAGAATCTATAAAATCTATTTGGAAATCTTCGGTAAGAATGGTGTGACCAAACTTATAATGAAAACGATGATGCCACTTATTAATAGTGAACTTCAACGATTATTAGAAGATAGTTGTCACTTCAGATTAGAGGTTAAGATTAACGATAAGAATGAGGTTGATTTCCTTATGATTGATAACAACACTCAGGTTGAGAAACCGATGGCGTCCGGTTCCGGGTATGAAAGAACCATTGCGTCACTAGCGTTAAGAGCGGTGTTGAGTAAGATATGTTCATTACCAAGAGCTAACGTTGTTGTGTTTGATGAGGTGTTCGGAAAGATATCCAACGACAATTTGGAGATGGTATCAGAATTCTTTAGTAAGATTAAAGAATATTTTGAGAAGATATTCGTTATCACACACAACCCATTAGTAACAAATTGGGCTGATAACGTGGTGAGAATTAGAAAAGAAGAAAATATTAGTTATGTTTCCCAATAAATGTTTGGGAAACATAATTTTTTTAGTATCTTTGTAACATAATATATAACTTAAACGTATAAAGTATGGATGGTTTAACCAAATACATTTTATTTGTCTTCGCAAAGAATGACAACCCAAAAGAATTTACAGAACAAATTGCTGAAGAATTATGTGTTATTTCAGACACTCCAAATCTTAATTTTTATTTCGGACCAGAATCATCTGTGTTCACAATCTCAACATTAGATTCCCATCAGGATGTAAAAGACTATGTTGATATGATTTTAGACGGGGGGGATATTATGTATGTCTTACTACCTTACACATCTGACAATTTGTCATATGGTTTACCTAAAAAAATATCAGAACACCTTTTTAATGATGGTATTAGTGACTTTATGTCAGAAAAATCAAAACTTTCAGATAAAAGTGAGTTTGAGGTACGAAAAATGATACAAGACCAAATCAAAGAAAGCTTTATGTTAAACATTGAAGACTTTGACTTTGATTATGATGAAGATGAATGGAGTGATATTGATGAGATTAAAAACAAACAACGTAGTCCATCTTTAGACGATTTATTGGAAAAGATTAAAGAAAAAGGTTTAAATTCGCTGACAGAAAAAGAATTATCACAACTTAACAAATATTCAAATTAGTATGAAAGAAAAAAATTCAGGAATTCCTATAAATCAGGAAGAAATCCAATTATATCTAAAAGATATCCGGAAAATTAAAGTAATGACTGTAGAAAGAGAGAGAGAGTTATCAAAACTAATTGTTTCAGGTACTCTTACCAAGCAAGAAATTGATGAAATTAATAAGGAATTATTAGAGGGTAATCTTCGTTTTGTTATTACTGTGGCAAAACAGTATCAAAATCAAGGGTTAGATTTTCCTGATTTAATTGCTGAGGGAAATTTAGGGTTAATGAAGGCGATTAATAACTTTGATTGGACTAAGAACTTAAGATTTATTTCATATGCTGTATGGTGGGTTAAACAATCTATCCTCCAATCACTAAATGACAATGCTAGAACCATCCGTTTACCGGTTAATGTAGTACAAGATTTACATAGAGCAAAAAAAGAAATTGAATCTAATGGTGGTAAATTGGATGATAAGTTTCAAAACTTACCATCGATGATTGATTTAGATATGAACATTAATGAAGATGGTGATACTCTTATTGATATAATTAAAAACGAGGGTGCTGATATGCCTGATGAGGTTTTTAATAGTAAAGACCAATTAAAAGCTAAACTAATTACATTGTTAAATGTTTTAGATGAACGTGAAAAAGTAATTGTTGAGGATTATTTTGGTTTAACAGGAACACCAAGAACTCTTGAAGATATTGGTGGAGATTTTAATCTAACAAAGGAACGAGTTAGACAAATTAAAGAGAAAGCCTTGAGAAAATTAAGGAATGATAGTTCAGTATTATATGAATATATGTAAAAACTTTATAACCTTCTATTTATTATGATAGAAGGTTTTTTACTTTTATGATAAAACTAAAACAAAAATTATGAAACCAATTTTAAATTTTATTGATACTTGGGGTATTAGAATAATGTTTTTCCTAGTGGTAATAACATTTTTCAAAACTTGTAGTACAAACTCAAAAGTCCAAGACGTTAATGATAGTGTTGATTCACTTTCAGTTAAACTTCGTAAGGAAATAAAGATTGAAGGTCTTAAATCCGAGAAAAGAGCTATTCAAGCTTCTGATAGAAAAATATTAGATGTGAATAGACAAACTCAAATTGACCAAGAAATAAATAAAATATCTAATGATTAAATCATTATGGGCATCCATTAAGGAACACCCAAATAGAGCGATGTTCTTAATACCAATTATTTTGGTTGCGGGAATATCAATATCACATGTTGTATCTTGGTACAACTTAGCAAATCCAATTAGTTGGGCTATCTATTTATCAGTGGCTATTGAGATAGGTGCTATGACCGCCTTGGTTGCTGCCACCAACAAAATTAAGGGAGGAGTTTGGTTTATGTTTGGATTAATTACTTTCATTCAAATGATTGGTAATATTTTCTACTCATATAAACAAATTGATGCTAATGGGGAGTTATTTAAGTCTTGGATGGAATTAACGGGACCTGTATGGGAAGTGTTGGGGTCAAAAGCTAATGATGTTATTGCTATGAAACGATGGTTGGCTTTCTTAGAAGGTGGTTTACTTCCTGTTATCTCACTAACATCTCTACATTTCTTTACTAAATACGATGATGGTAAATCAGGTGTTGAAGAGGTAAAAGAGATTATTAAAGAAGTAACTATTGAAGTTGAAAAAATAGTTGAAGTTGAAGTTATAAAAGAAGTTGAGGTTATAAAAGAAGTTGAAGTTATAAAAGAAGTTGAGGTTATAAAAGAAGTTGAAGTTATAAAAGAAGTTGAGGTTATAAAAGAAGTTGAGGTTATAAAAGAAGTTGAAGTTATAAAAGAAGTTGAGGTTGAGAAAATTGTTGAGGTTCCTGTGATTGAATATGTGGATGTTGAGAGACCTGTTTATATTAGGGAGAATCTATTTGATGAAAATACGGGTGAAATTGACTTGTCTCAGGATGAACAACCTATTAGTAATGAAATATTTTTTCCTAATCCTATAAATGATGATTTTATTAGTCCTGGAATGGACACGCACGAGCCACCTCGTCTAAATAGATTAAGTTATGTAAAATAAAACTTAAATTATTAGGTTATGATAGACATAATTAACGGTTTTAAACCAAGTGGAAAACAAAAGAAAAAAAATCAAATAATCCTCACACATTCTTCAAGGAATGTTGGGGATTATTTGCAATCATTAAAACTTAGATTTAATGGAAAATTTAAAAGAATACCTAATTATATCATTACTAGAGATGGTAGAATACTCCAATTATTAGGTAATAATGAACATTCAAATTATTTTATATCACCAAACATAAATAGAAATTCTATAATTGTTTGTTTGGAAAATTTAGGGTGGTTAGAAAAAGAACCACTAACTAATCATTACGTTAACTGGATTGGTGATATTTATAAAGGTGACGTGTATGAAAAAAAATGGAGAGACTACTATTTTTGGCAACCATATACTACTGTCCAAGTTGAGAAAACTTCGATATTATGTAGTAAGTTATTAAAAGAGATGAACATTAAATCCCAAATTATTGGACACAACACAAAAATAAATGGTATTGAAAAATATGACGGAATAGTTAGTAAAAGTAATTTTGACACTGATTATACAGATGTTAGTCCGGCATTTAATTTTGAAGAATTTTTAAAAAAAATAGAATATGAGCAACTCACATGATGAAATAAAAAGATTAGTAGAAGCGTCTAGAAAGATGTTATCAAATAGTACAATTAATGAGGATATTAATCGTATTAGACAAAAACACGGTATTATTAACGAACAAACAGATTTAACAGATGATAATATTACCAAAAAATTAAATGTTGCTAAAGACGTTGAGGATAAAATTGAGGACGACACCAATAGTCCGGAAGATAAATCACAAGGATATAGAGTTGTTGGTGGTATAATTGTTTTACATGGTAAAGAAAATAGTGATTTAGATTTGACTACTGATGAGAAAATTGCTTTCCAAGAAACAATGAATGAGTTTGTTGAAGAAGTTTCTGATTTAGTGGATTTCAATAAATTAAATTTGTACCCGAATAATGTTGAGTGGTCAGGTAAAATAATTGATTTTGATTTAGATTTCTTTTTTACTATTGGAGAAGAAAACGGAGTATATATTAATGGTGAAATGTTAAAAACTGACGATGAATTCTTAGAAATGATTAATAAATTAAAAGTTTTTTATGAAAAATTTAAGTCAAAATGGTCTAAAGTTTTAGCGTCAAGAAAACAAACAAGTAATACTGAAGAATAATGAGAGACATAATAGGAGATAACAAACAAAATATATTATTAATTATTGTTATAGTATTGGCGGGTTGGAATATATTTACATCTAATGGTATTAAAACGGATGTTAAATCATATAAAGAAAAAATAGAATCTCTTCAAACTGAGATTGATTCAACCAACGAGGTTAATAAAAATATTAACATTAAAATTGATTCTGTA